AGTGAGCAATCAAGACATTATCGAAAAACTTGATACAGCAGAGCCAAGCGTTTAATGGATGAATTAACAGAAGCACAACTTAGCCATGAGATTTACTTAAACAAACTAAGTAAGTTTTATGGTAACAAGTTTGACGAGATAGAGTCAGAGATACTAAAGGCGATTAGATTAGCCTATAGTGAATTTGACTCTATCGATACTAAAGCCGATGTTAATGCGCTAAATGACAGGATAGAGGAATTGCTCACTCCCATACTTGATGAGTTTGTGGCAGAGCAAGAAAAGGCAATTGATGAGTTAGCAGAGCAAGAGGCCAACTTTCAAGCTGACTTGATGCAGATAATGGGTATTAACTTGACAGCTCAGTCAATCGCTCAAGCAGTGGCATTATCAAGACAGAAATATAGAACAACGCTCATTGTTATTAATGATGAGGGCGTAGACGTAAAAAAGCGTTTAGAGAGCTATACCAAGAATACATTATCCCAGATTAAGGATATAAATTTAGGCTCTTACACTAGAAAAGAAAGCGTAGAAGAAACCAGAAAGACAGTAACGGGTACTAGAAAGAACAAGTACACTGACGGTTATCTGGCCAAGATGAAACGCAATATTCAAACGCTAACAACCACAGCAAGAAAGCATCAAGAAATCCAATCAAAGATAGCCATATTCAAAAAGTCAGGCTCAGATGGTTACGTACTCACTGCGGTATTAGACAGTAGAACATCCGATATATGTTTGGGTTGGAATGGTACAGTTGTGTTGTGGAGTGCAAACTACTTCCCGTTTCCACCTTTTCATTACAATTGTAGAACAACCATTATTCCTTATTTCAAAGGCCAGACAGAGATACCACAGGGTGGTTTTACATGGCTAAAGAAACAAAGTGCGCGCTTCCAAAATGATTTAATAGGACCAGTTCGAGGTGACTTGCTTAGAAACTCAGGTTTAACGGCTGACGAGTTCAGAAAGGCATCAAGGGACAATCAAAACGACCCTATTACACTCGATGAAATGGCAAGCAAAAACAAAGAGATTGCAACACGTTTGCAAGAAACAAAGCAAAGTGTATAATTAAGTTGACAGTTTGGGACTGTCCCATATTTTACTAGGGGTAAGTATGTTAAATTTTGACGGTATAGAGTTGGACGAAGAAGTCCAAAGCAAGTTAAACGAACAAGTATCAACACTTGTAAGTTCAACAGTAGAGCAGGAAGTAGGCGGTCTTAAAGGTAAAGTAGAAGAACTACTGAGCGAAAAGAAAGCCATGCAGGAAAAAGCAGAGCAAGAAGCTCTAGCGGCACAAAAGGCAGCAGAGGAAGCAGCACGAAAGTCTGGCGATGTCGAAGCAATCGATAGTAGCTGGAACGAAAAATACAGCAAGTTAGAGAATGAGAAAAACGAAGCTCTAGCAAGTGCGAATAAGTTGATACACGACTTAACAGTAGGTCAAGCAGCTACTAGATTAGCGGCAGAGTTAGGTGGTAATAATGCAGATGGTTTAATGCCTCACATTCTACCAAGACTCGATGTTGATACAAAGACTGGCGAAGTACGTGTATTAGATAGCAAAGGTCAACCAAGCGCGTTGACTATTGATGAATTAAAGAGCGAGTTGACTGAAACCAGTTACTTAGCTCCTTTAATCGTTGTCAGTAATGCCGCTGGGGGCGGTGCTAATGGCAATAAGTCTGCTGTCAGGGACAGCAATCAAAACATGACGGCAGACCAAAAGCGAGCCGCAGAAATTAACAAACGTCTAGGTAAAATATAGGTAAAATATTATGTCATTAAGTGATATGAAAGTTTATAACGATGAGATTGTGGGCAATACAATTGAATTGTTAGGTCAACGTATCGACCAGTTTAACGCTGCATCAGGTGGAACAATCTTACTAAGTGCGGCTACGTTCATGGGTGACTTCTCTAAAGAATCATTCTTCAACCAAATTGCATCAGCTAAAAGACGTGTTGACCGTTATGCGGCTAACAACTCACAAGCGGCAACATCACTAACTCAATCTGAATTAGTTGGTGTTAAAGTAGCAGGCGGCTTTGGTCCTGTGTTGTTTGAACCAGCTCAATTGACTTGGCTACAACAAGACCCAGGCGCAGCTATTACTGCTATCTCAACAGGCTTTGCAGACGCGTTACTTGCTGACCAATTAAACACAGCGGTAGGCTGTGCGGTTGCAGCAGTAGAGAATCAAGCGGCATTAGTTAATGACGTTTCTGGTTCAACTGGTATTACTCAAGTAGCACTTAATGGCTCACATGCTAAGTTTGGCGATATGTCAATGATGTTACAGGCTGACGTTATGACTGGCTCAGTTTATCACCGTCTAGTAGCGGAAGCGTTGAACAACTCTAACCGTTTGTTCGAATCTACAAATGTAACGGTTGTTGACATCTTAGGTAAGATTGCGGTTGTATCTGACATTCCAGCTCTAAGCGAAGCGGGTACTCCTAACAAAGACAAAGTTCTTTCTGTTACAGCGGGCGGCATCATTGTTGATAATGCAAGCGACATCGTTTCTAACCTTGACACTTCAAACGGCAAAGAGCGTATCGAGACAACTTGGCAAGCCGATTACACATTTGGCGTTAAGCTTAAAGGTTATGCTTGGGACGTTGCTAACGGTGGTAAATCTCCACTTGATGCTGAGTTGTTTACTGGTACTAACTGGGACAAAGCAGTTACAGAAAACAAACATACACTAGGTACGTTGGCAATCGGTTCAGCTGACGCATAAGGGGGATAAATGAAAGTAGCCTATGTTGACCATCCATGCTCAAAAGAGCAAAAAGAGAAGTTAATTGCTGAGGGCTACAAAGTAGTTGATTCTCGCTTTATGCCTAGCAACCTAAAAGAGGGCGATATTTACAACGGTCAAAAGACAGAGAAACCCAAGACTAAATCTAGGGTGTCAAGAAATCGTGACAAATAACGTCTAATTGTTATACTAAGGGGAAGTTAATCACTTCCCTTTTTTATTGGTGACTTATGGAAGATAGAAACGACACACTTATATTGATTGTTTTTGCTTTGGGTGGCGTTGTCACTGGTATCACACAAAACGAATTACTCCAAGATTGGTTGGACGCATTATCATGACAACTAGAAACGAGTTATTAGAAGATATATTGAGTGCTACTGTAAACAGTGGTAGTGGCGGTTTAGTCAATAGGGTTACAGTTACACAGGCTTCTGATTTATCTGGAACGCTAGACAGTTCAAAAGAGTATTTTATTGATGGTGTTATCGATATGGGTACTCAATCAATAGAGGTGCCTGCTGGCGGTTTAAACCTAACAGGCTATAACTTTGATGCATCGAAGCTAATATCTAATGCTGACAATTACACCATGTTTACGTCTCCAATTGGCGGCAGTGGTAACGTGTTAGGCAAGGACTACGGCATTGAAGTTACTGGCACAAATTCACAAGTTTACAACCTAACAGACGCAACAGGATTTAATGCGTTTGAGTTTGCTCGCATAAACTACAATAATTGCTCATCACTGGGAGAAATAACAGGTTATAGGCAAGGATTGGAAACGGGTACTGGTAGGTTTGGCGGCAAACCACAACTGACTTTATCTGGAAACTGGCTTGGTGGTTACTTCATAGAAACGAGCATTGTTCGCGGTCTGACAGATGGCAGTTATTCCTTGTTTAAGGCAGGCACTAACTTTGTTATGAACTCTAGATTCAGAAGCAATCAAAATATAGACCTACCTGCAAACGTATCATTCTTTGACTTTTCACCAAGTAACTTTGTTAATCCATCAACGGTTCAAATAACAGACGCTATTGTATCTAGAAATGGTGTATTTAACGCTACCGATGCAAACATAACACCAAACATGAGTAATGGTGACTTAGTGGCTGCATGGTCAGGTAATAACGGAATGCCAAACACATTTGAGGGCGGCTCAATAGGTATTATCCTAGTGGCAGAGACCGTTATAAATACACGAGGCGTTTTTGAGGTATTGAATGGCTCGTGGTTATTCCAAGACTTACAGCACTTTGACGTTCCAGGTCCTGGGCAACTTAGACACTTAGGCAACACACCAAGAGAATACAAGTTCATTGCTGACTTTGTTATCGATGGCACACAAAATACAGAGCTATCGCTAAAGGTTGTGAAATATGATTCCTCAGAGGCTAGCGAGGTGGATATTCTAACCCAAACTAGACAGGTCAATAACTTAGTTGGTGGTCGTGACGTGGCGTTTTTCAACATCAACATAAATCTAGACTTAGACCAAAATGATTATGTATTTCTAAAAGTGGCTAACAACTCAGGCACACAAAATGTGACCGCAGAGTTAGATAGTTATTTCATAGTAGAGGAAAGATAGTGTTAATTATAGAAGATGGCTCAATCGTACCAAATGCAAACAGTTACGTAACAGTAGCAGAGATTAAGACCTATGCAGACTTACGCGGTATGACCTACCCAGCAGACGCACAGATTGAACAAAACGCAATCTTAGCAACAGACTATTTACAGTCTAAATGCTATCTAGGTGAGTTAGTGGAAGAAACACAGCCTTTGTTATGGCCTAGACAAGATGTTTGGGTGAACGGGTATGAATTATCATCGAAATCTATCCCTAATGACATTAAAAACGCACAGATTGAACTTGCTCTAGCAGCTTACACACAGTCTCTATTGAATGATGGTAGTGATACAGGTGAGAACATCAAGAGCGAAAAAACCGACATGATAGAAACTCAATACTATGAGGGTGGTAAAAGTAGCGTTTTTAATTCTCAGCGTGTAAACTCTTATTTACAGAAGTACCTTGAACCTGTTGGATTGTTAAGAGTATGAGTCACTTACAGACAGCTAAAAACCAAATTACTCGCTATGGGTATAAAGGTTCGGCCATACTAAAAAGAAATACGGATAACTACGATAAGGCCACGAAAAAGAACGTGGAAATATTGTCGAATCCTATTCCTTTGATGGCCTATGTTGTCAGATATCCAGTAAGTCGAATTAACGGCACGTCAATCATGAAAGAAGATAGACGCATACTCATTGCTTTAGATAATGACTTTGATGGTGCAATAGGCGAGGACGATAAAATAAACGTACCACCTATGACAGATGACTTATCCATAGTTGATTATACGGTGCATAGAATAAAAGACTCTATCGCTTATGTAGAGGTTCAAGCTCGTGGCTAAGTTCAATGTTAGTGGTTCACAACTAATTGCAGAATATGGTGTTAAATACCAAGCAGCAGTAATGGGTGCCATTGAAAAAGAATTCATTAATACAATGGGTAAGATTGTTGAAGATACGCCCATAGGTATACCAAATAGCGAGAGATACACGACTAAGCCGCAAGGTAATTTAAGACATAACTGGCAGATTGCACGTAATGCAACAGACAGATACTTGTTAGGTACAAGCAAGAAAGGCCGTGATTACGTTTCAAAACAGGTTAAAGGCAAGTTGTTAAAAGGTGGTCGTTTGTTCATGTTCAACAATGCCCCGCAAATCAATGTTGTTGAATTCGGTGGTTATCCCGACCCAGTTAAGAAAGGGACTTACAGAAAAGGCAAAGGCTACCAGATAAGGTCAAGCGGTGGATTCTCAAAACAAGCTCCTAGAGGCATGGTAAGAAGTAACTTAGCAGGATTCGGGCAGAGATTCAGACAGCGAGCAGCAAAAGCGTTAAGGGGTGTTAAGTGAGTATATTCTCTATTGATTCACTTTTATTAGCTCAGATAGACAATGCAGGGCAATCATATAGTGCGTTTAATTCTGCCACTTTGGGTGAAATTAAGATAATAGATGAAAACCTTGTAGATAATCGCTCAGACACTTATACGAATAGAATCGAAGTGTATAACTTGTATGGTAGTGCAGACGGACTAACTAAACAGCACATGACCCAGAACGGAACATATCAAATCAGCGTATTTGTTGAGCATGATACGGGCAAAGGTGACATTCAAAAAGTCTGTCAAGAAATCATAGACAGTTACCAACAAGTCACGACAGGCGAACCAGATTTAAATATTGATACTATCTCTCTAACGACTCCTACAGTTGAAGATAAGTTTTATCGAGTAGATGTATCTATTAATTATTTCCATTACAACCAATTTGCATAGGATATAAACATGGCAAATCCAGCAGGCATAGTAAACGGCACCTCAGTCTTATTTAAAATCAATACAGGCTCAGGCTTTGTTGTTATTGAGGGTGAATCAACTCATTCAATGAGTTTTAATCGTGAAGCTGTAGAGACAACAAACAAATCAAGCGACCAATATCGCACTTATTTAGATGGTGACGAGGGTACAAAATCTATTGATGTTACAGTGGACGTTCTTTATTCAGAAGATGCAGCGTATCAGTTCTTACGTGCTAAGTATTTTGATGGCGCAATCTTTCCAGCAGAAAGAGCTATAGGATCGTTGACTACAACAGTAAACTGCAAAGTCACTGCTATGAATGATAACGCAGACAGAAACAATGCAGTTTCAACTAGTTTTACACTTAATTCGAGTGGTTCGTTTAGCGAGGCTTAATCATGAATCCTACTGGAATTGTGAACGGCTCAAAATATCTGTTATACAAAACCTTGTCTGGCGGTGGTACTCAGTTAGTTGGTGGATTACTGGCTAACTCTAGCACTTACACGCGAGATGGTATTGATATAACGAATAAGGCGAGTCAGCAGTTTAGGGAGTTGATGGATGGCGATGAGGGTGTAAAGTATTCTGAACACTCATGCGAAGTTGTGTTTTCAAGTGATGCTGCATATCTCGAAATGAGAGATGATTTTAAAACGGGTACGATACGAGACTATGTTTTACATTATGGTGATGGCAAGACTCAAACGATACCATTTAAAATCACAAATATGTCGGATGCAGCAGAAAGAGACACTACCGCAAATACATCCGTTACCCTAGCATCATCTAGTGAGTTTGTGAGGGAGTCCTAATGGCTATTAATGCGTTAAACGGCACGAAAGTATTACTTAAAAAAGCCATGTCAGATGGTCGCCAGTTGGTTATCGGTGCAGGCCAGTCAAACTCTAGCAACTATCAACGTGCAGCCGTTGAATATAATACGAAATCCGACCCAGATTATCGTTATTACTTAGATGGCGATGAGGGCACTAAGTCAGCAGACCATACTTTTGATGTATTGTTTTCTAGTGATGAGGCGTATCAAGAAGTTAGAGAGGACTTTCATAGCGGTAATATTGGGACTTATTTTCTAGTTCCTGGTGATGACACTGACAAAGAGGCAGAGTTTAAGTTTAAAGTAAGTAACTTTACTGACGCACCAGACAGAAACACAGCAACGACAACATCGATTACTTTCACAAGTTCAGATTCATTCGAGAAGATTAAACAACTTGTACGTGCAGTAGATAGTAATTTAGTTTATGCCGTTGACTCAAACGGACAGTATGCAATTTCAGAGGCTTGATAATGGCAGATTACAATTTAACAAATGAATGGTCAGTAATAGACCAACAAACCAC